GTCGCCGCCAGTGGCGGGCGGGCGGTGCTTGTGACTGTGGTCTTCGGTATCACCCAGGCGCTTGACCAGGTCGGCGAACTCGCCGGCCAGTTTTTCGTGGGCGGTTTTGAGGGCGGTGAGCTTGGTTTGCTCGGCGGTGAAGGCGTCGCCCTGCTCCTTGGCATGCGAGGCCAGGGCCTCTACTGCGTCGGTCAGCTCGGAGAACTGGGCGTCATCCTTGACAGTTTTGTCCTTGCTCTTGCCGAGGGCATCCATGACGCGGGCGAACAGGCCAGCGACCTTGCTCTCCTGCTCCTGGACTTCCTCGAATTCGATTACTGCCTCTTCTGCGGCAGTGAACAGGTTGTCCTTGTCCAGTTTGCGGTTGGCCAGGGTGCCGGCCTTGGCGCTGAACTGCAGGGCCTCGGTGCCGAGACTGGCCGGGGTGTCGGTGATTGCCAGACCGACCAGGTAGGCCTTGCCGGTGTCGGCGAAGCTGGGGTTGACCTCGACGGAGGTGTAGACCTTCTGCCCGGCCTTGTTCAGGGCCAGCAGGGCGTCGTTGGGCTCCAGCTGGGCGAACAGGGCGAGCTTCTTCTCGCCGTTGATCTCGACTTCTTCCGACTTGCAGGCCAGCACGTCGCCATAGGCGCCGAACTCACCACCTGGCCAGGCCCATTTGATGTGCTCGCAGTTGATGCGGGCGCCGTAGGTGTTGGGGTTGTACTGGGCGGCCATCTGCTCGATCCAGGCGCGCTCGATGTTGCGGCCGTCGGTGGCGCCTTCGACGGCGACACGGAACCACTTGGAACGGAATTTTTTGGCAGGGGTGTTGGTTGCGGCCATGCGGGCTGTCCTCGATGCGGTGGCGGCGGGTGCCGTTGCGTTGAGGGCATGGTCGACAGCGGGGAAGTTCGCGGCAATGCGCCGGGGTTGTAGTGCGCGGCGCTACAGGGCGAGGTGATAGGGCCTTACGCGCGCGAGCGGCAGCATCGGCGCCATGAATGCCATCGTCGAACTACCCACCGATCACCGCCGCCACGCCAAGCACCTGTATTGGCAGGGCTACCGTGTGTGCGAGATCGCCGAGCTGATCGGCGAGAAGGAGAAGACGCTGCACAGCTGGAAGGCCCGCGACGAGTGGGACCGGGCCAGCCCGCTTGAGCGCATCCAGGCCGCCACGGAGGCGCGCCTGGTGCAGCTGATCCTCAAGGATCCAAAAAACGGATCGGACTACAAGGAGATCGACCTGCTCCATCGGCAAATGGAGCGGCAGGCGCGCATCCAGCGCTACCAGGGCGGCGGTACCGAAACTGACCTCAATCCCGAGCTGGAGAAGCGCAACGCCGGGGAGAAGCGTAAACCCAAGCGCAACGACATCACAGAGGAGCAGACCGAGAAGCTGGTCGAGGCGTTTCTCGATGGCTGTTTCGATTACCAGAAGGACTGGTACCGGGCGGGCAACCAGCGCACGCGGGCCATTCTCAAGAGCCGCCAGATCGGGGCGACGTTCTACTTTGCCCGCGAGGCGCTGATCGATGCGCTGACGACTGGGCGCAACCAGATCTTCCTGTCGGCCAGCAAGGCGCAGGCGCACATCTTCAAGGCGTATATCCAGGCGTTTACCCGCGAGGTGATTGGGGTAGACCTCACCGGCGACCCGATCATTCTGCCGAACGGCGCAGAGATGCACTTCCTCGGTACCAATGCGCGCACGGCTCAGGGCTACCACGGCAACTTCTACTTTGACGAGTTCTTCTGGACGTTCAAGTTCAACGAGCTGAACAAGGTGGCCAGCGGCATGGCCATGCAGAAGCAATACCGGCGCACCTACTTTTCGACGCCCAGCTCGATGGCGCATGAGGCCTATTCGTTCTGGACGGGCGAGCGCTTCAACAGGGGCAAGCCGGCGGCGAAGCACCTCAAGGTGGACGTGAGCCACGACTCGCTGCAGCAGGGTCGGCTGTGCGAGGACCGGATCTGGCGGCAGATCGTCACCATCCTGGATGCCGAGGATCGTGGCTGCGACCTGTTCGATATCGACGAGCTGCGGATGGAGTACGACGCGGCAGCCTTCCAGAACCTGCTGATGTGCCAGTTCGTCGACGACGGGGCGAGCATCTTCCCGCTGAACCTGCTGCAGCCGTGCATGGTGGACAGCTGGTCGGTGTGGACGGACTACCAGGCGCACGCGATGCGGCCGTTTGCCGATCGGCAGGTGTGGGTGGGTTACGACCCAGCCGAGTCGGGCGATTCCGCTGGCCTGGTAGTGGTGGCGCCGCCGATGGTGCCGGGCGGCAAGTTTCGCGTCCTGGAGCGGCATCAGTTCCGGGGGATGGACTTCACGTCGCAGGCCGAGACGATCCGTCAGATGACGCGGCGCTACTGGGTTACCTACATCGGCATCGACACCACGGGGCTCGGCAGCGCGGTGGCGCAGCTAGTGCGGCAGTTCTTTCCTGGGCTCAAGACCTTCTCCTACAGCCCCGAGGTGAAGACGCGCCTGGTGATGAAAGCCTGGGACGTGGTTAGCAAGGGCCGGCTGGAGTTCGACGCCGGCTGGACTGACCTGGCCTCGTCGCTGATGGCCATCCGCAAGACCGTCACCCCAGGCGGGCGCCAGTTCACCTATACCGCCGGGCGCAATGAACACACCGGCCACGCCGACCTGGCGTGGGCGCTCTTTCACGCATTGCAAAACGAGCCGCTGGAGGGCCAGACCGTGGCCAACACCGGCATCATGGAGATCTACTGATGAGCAAACGGCGCGACCGCCACCAGCAGACGGTGGCCACCACGGCACAAGCCAACGAGGGCGAGCTGCTAGCCCAGGGCGACGGCGGCCAGTCGATGGCCTTTACCTTCGGCGACCCGATGCCTGTGCTCGATGGCCGGGAAATCCTCGACTACCTGGAGTGCTGGGCCAATGGGCGCTGGTATGAGCCGCCGGTTTCGCTGGACGGGCTGGCGAAGTCGTCGAAGGCGAGTGTCTATCTGCAGTCGGGGCTGATCTTCAAGCGCAACGCGCTGGCCCGGACGTTCATCCCGCACAAGCTGCTCAGCCGGCAGGCGTTCGAGCAGATCGTCATGGACTGGGGATGGTCGGGCAATCTGTACCTGGAGAAGCGCGACAACATGCTGCGCCAAGCGATCGGCCTGCAGCCCTGCCTGGCGAAGTACATGCGGCGCGGTACCGACCTGGTGACCTACTTCCAGGTGCGCGGCTGGAAGGACGAGCACGAATTCAAGGCCGGGAGCATCTGCCACCTGCGGGTGGCAGATATCAACCAGGAGGTCTACGGCCTGCCGGAGTGGCTGCCGGCGCTGCAGAGCGCACTGCTGAACGAGAGCGCCACGCTGTTCCGCCGCAAGTATTACCAGAACGGCAGCCATGCCGGCTTCATCCTGTACATGACCGACGCGGCGCAGAACGAGGACTTCGTCACCGACCTGCGCAACGCGATGAAGAACAGCAAGGGCCCGGGCAACTTCCGCAACCTGTTCATGTACGCGCCGAACGGCAAGAAGGACGGCCTGCAGCTGATCCCGATCAGCGAGGTGGCGGCGAAGGATGACTTCGGCGCGATCAAGAACATCAGCCGCGACGACCAGCTGGCGATGCTGCGCATCCCGCCCCAGCTCATGGGGGTGGTGCCGCAGAACGCGGGTGGCTTCGGTTCGATCCGCGACGCTGCCCAGGTGTGGGCGGTCAACGAGCTGGAGCCCGAGCAGGCCCGCCTGATGCAGATCAACGATTGGCTGGGAGAGGAGGTGGTGCGCTTCCGGCCGTATGAGATGCCGGCGCAGGGGTGAAACCCCCTGCGCAGTAAACGAGGCGACGGGCCGGTGCGTCAACACCAGCCCGACGCTGAACCACTCGAGCTAGCCGAGTGATCCAACCAAGGCCTCGCCCCACTGCGCAGGGGGCGCGAAGCCTAAGCGAATCCCAAAAGACAGACAAGGATCACTTATGTCGCAACCTATTTTTCCGTGGATGGGCGGCAAGCGCCGCATGGCTAAACATATCCTGCCGGAGTTCCCTGACCATGAGTGCTACGTCGAGCCGTTCTGCGGCGGCGCGGCGCTGTTCTTCATGAAAGAGCCGAGTCACGTTGAGGTGATCAACGACTATGACGGCGAGGTGGTGAACCTGTACCGGGTGGTTGGCCATCACCTGGAAGAGTTCGTCCGCCAGTTCCGCTGGTCACTGGTCAGCCGCAAGATGTTCGAGTGGGCCAACATGCAGGTCACGCCCACGTTGACGGACATTCAGCGAGCGGCGCGGTTCTTCTACCTGCAGCAGCTGTGCTTCGGTGCCAAGCCGACCGGGCGCACCTTCGGTACCGCGACCACAACGCCGCCCAAGCTGAACCTGTTGCGGATCGAAGAGAAGCTCAGCGAGGCGCACCTGCGCCTGGCACGGACGACCATCGAGCACCTGGACTGGAAGGAGTGCATCCGGCGCTACGACCGCGAGCACACGCTGTTCTATCTCGATCCGCCCTACTGGGAGACGGCCGGCTACAGTCCAGGTGCGTTCGGATTCGACCAGTACCAGGCCATGGCCGAGCTGGCTGCGTCGATCAAGGGGCGCATGGTCATCTCGATCAACGACCACCCGCAGATCCGCGAGGTGTTCGCCGGCCTCCGACTCAAGGTGGTGCCGTTCCGGCATACCGTGGGGGGAGGGGCCAGCGGCAAGCAGGTCAACGAGCTGGTCTACTTCAACTGGTAGCCCACCAGCACCACCAGGAAGCCGCCCTCGAGGCGGCTTTTTTGTGCCCGCGCGATGGCCGGCAGCAGGGGCGGCGGCACCCCATCCGGCACCCGGCGCGCGCGCTCGTCCCCCCGCCACGCCGGCGGGCTAAATGTGTCGATTTTTCCGCACCCCTGCGGCCACCACTCGGCGGGGCTGGCTGCGGGCTGGCGGTGGTTATGATGCCTTGGCAATACCTGCGGAACCCTGCGGAGAACGGCCGTTTCTGGTGGATTCCCAGGGGCTCTGCCTGGCTCTGATTTGGGGGCGGGTGTTTGGAATAGGTAATTTTGGTAATCGGTGGGGTTTGTAGCTGCTGGAGGCCACGTATTTACTGGGCTGAGCTGCTTACCTCGGAAGGTAATTTGAGGTAA